CACTAACTATTTGATCAAATCCAGATTTTAAATCTTTAAAAAAATCAAGAGGCCCTGCATAACCAGGTCTTGAACCGTCACCACTTGGTCTTACTAATTGTCCACCTGCATATCCTGGTCTTAAACTAGCTAGTCCACCATCTGCATAAAAAGAACTTGGTACAGCAGCTCTAGGAGGCATAAAATATAATGCAGAGTTTGTTGGATCTGAATAATATCTTTTAGCTTGACTTCTAATATCTTCTACATCTGCTTGAGGATCAGTAAATGGTGTGCCTTCGTCAACTTCTTCTTCACCACCCATAAAAAATGGTGCTGCAATTGAAGCTGCACCTAAGCCTGAAAGCGCTGCTCGACCTAGACTAAATTCACCAGCTTTATTTCTTACTAATGGTGATAGTAATTTGCCTTTATCAAATAAGCCTGCAATACCACTACCAAAATTTCTAAAGTTTGCTAGACCTCCTCTAAGTCCAGCTCCTCCTGGCATAAAACCACCCGCTAAATATGCACCACCTGCTAGTAAAGCTGCTTTACCTAATGGTGATTTAATTACTTTTTTAATTGGTTTAGTTATCTTCTTAACTAATTTACCTAGAAAATATCCTTGTCTCTGGTCTTCGAGACCCATAATGCCACCCATATTACGCATTTGTCTTTCCATATCCATCCTTGAAATTGCCATAGTTTTACCCTTTTATCGTTTTTTTATCCTATAATCAATCATATATCTCTAACATATCTGCTAGTCCGCCGTCCATATAATCAGTTCTTCCTCTACCAGTTCTATTACTTACAGGACCACCCATTCCACCTGCTGCAACACCAAATCCTTGAGTTCCCATATTACTATAAGATTGACCACCAGCACCTTCTCCATAATTAGTTTTTCCATATTGTGCTGCTCTATCTGCCTCAGCTTTAGCTGCTGCCGCCGCTGCCGCTTCTTCAGCTGCTTTTTGTTGTGCTGCTATTTTTTCATTAAATTTTTGTTGTTCTATTTGTTTTTGTCTAAAATTATATTTTGCTCTCATCATTTTAGTCATTTTATTTGCTCTAGCTGCGGCTTCTTCGTCTTCACTTTCAAACATTCCTGTTTCCGGATTAAAGCTTGCACCGTATTTTTCTGACAGTCTTCCTGTTAAGCTATCTCCAAGACTACCAAACTCATCTCTGACTTTTTCTGCGTAGTTACCAAATGCAGACCTAGTGTTTACGCCAAAAGGATCTTTGTATAACCCAGATGAGTTTTCACCGAATACTGTAGGACCCCTATAACCCATATTTTCTTTTATAAACTGTTGATCTAATTCAGGTAGTGTATCAAATTTATCTATTGACCCAAGTAACATACTAATAGGACCTATTCCACCAATCTTATTAGCTAAACCAGTTATACCTTTTCCCATGTCTCCTAAAGTATTTTGAATTTTACCTGCTGTAGTTAGTTCTAAAGGAATGTCTGTATTAGATGCAATATACTCACCCATATCTGGGCCAGTTAATTGTTGCTGTTGATAGCTTGGAAAACCCATGAAAGTTTTATCAAGTTTACTTTGGTATAGATCATCTACCAATGGAGAAGGTTGTCTATTTGCATACGCATCAAAACCTGCTTTTGCAAAACTGTCATAGTTTATATCACCAGCTTGTAGTGCTCCACCAGTCATATTACCTTGTGGTCGATATACAGTAGGTATACCTGCAGGAACTTCGTCCGGTGCACTTGGTTGATTTACAGTATAAGGAGCAGCTCTATATCTTTCTTGCGGTATGAAAAAATCACCCGCAGAATATATGGCTTGGTCTCCTGCATTGTAAAAATTTGGTGGCACTATTTATCCTCTGAGTCTGATGCAGCACCTAATGGTGGCATTGCTGCTACTTTAATTTTTAATGATCTTGTTACATGTTCTTGTTGAGTATCTGTTTCAGGATTAGCAATATCATCTTCTGCTTCTTTATCTGAATTGTACTCGTAATTAGTTTGTGTATTTCTTAATACTACTTCAGTTTCACATTTAACAACTGGTACTTTCTTACCATTTATTATTGTGTAGTTTACTGATCCTTCTTCTTTAAACGCCATTTTTCCTCCTAATCCCTGTTAATTTCCAATATACTTACAAAACCTTCAATAGCTCCTCCAGTAGAAGCTTGTACTCTTAATACATCATTTTCTTCCAAAACTAAAGACCCAGATATCATATTTTCAAAAGTTTTAGATGCAATTACTTTGTGTGATATTTCATATTCTGTAGTAGCTGAATTATCATAAACAAATACTTCTAATTCAGGGTTAGACCCAGCGTGATTATTACCTTGTATTGTTTTAACAATCGCTCTTGAATTTGATGGTGGAGTGTAAACATCTGTTTTATCTGTGGTTGCTAAATCAAAAAATGCGTTTTTATATATGTTTGCCATTAGTTAGTTTGCTCCGTAAACCAAGTAAACCTTTCAGTCTCTTGTTTAAGTTCATCTAAAAATGTTGAATTCAATTGTTCTGTTATTAAAGCAATAGCTCTATTAATTTGTTTCTGGTTAGAAACATCGTACTGTTCTTTTGGTTCAGGTATTCTTATTACTATCTTTGCCATTATCTTCTACCGTCCGGTTGTACATCTAATCTCATTGTTCCAAATCTCCAAGATTCTGAAGTTGCATCATTTTCTATTTTTATATTAACAAATCTACCTCTAGCTCTGGTATCTTTTTTTTCAGTAGAAGTGGTAATTGTAAAAGGACTTAAAGCTGTAGTTGTTTGTGAGTCAGATGGATATCGTTTAACTGCAAGTGTTACTTTAGCATTACCCTGCAAATCTTTAAAGTCAGGTAAGAACCTTCTAACTGCTAAAAATACATCCCCCGCTATAGCATAAGACTGACCTCTTTGTGCTTGTTGAAGATCATAATCATATGATTGTATAAAAGATGTAACAGTTGTCGTGGACCCATCAGGATTAACTTGATCGGTTCCTACCTCATGTTCAAATAAAGTGGTCTGACCTAAACCATCTTCACCAATAATAACTGGAAAGGTACCAGAAGCTGAATCATCAAATTTAGTAGCAATTGGATTAGGGTATACAGTTGCATCAATCCAAGCTGTTCTAGCTTCTGTGCCAATATACCAAACACCACCAGGTATTCTTCCACTTTCACCATAATTAAATATAACATATTGATCATTGTATTCAGAATTTGTTGATGGATAATACCAAGTTACCTCTGTGTATTGATTATTTAAACCTGCATATACTTGTTGTCCTTTTGTTGTATCTGCTTGATCATAAACATAATCTTCAACTGTACATGGTAAAGATTTAACGGTACCATCAAACGCAAAGAAACCATTTGTAGACATCCAATAAGCGACACCATCTATTTCAACAGCAGCATTTTTACCGATCAATCCACAGTTTGTACCTACTTGTTCGAACCCAAATGTAAAAGGTGCACCTATAAATTTCATAGTATAAAGAGCGTTATCAGTCCACACTAGAATAGTTTCTTTTGCTTTTAAAGCACCTATAATTTTTGTACCATCTTGAAGTCTTTGAGTACCTGCAGAGTTAATCGCAGTTACTGTATAATCATTTATATCTTCTTGTTCTGAAAATCTTATAAACATGTCATCTTGTGTTGATGGTGTACCAATTGTTGTCTCCGTTCCTAAATGAATTAAGTGACGTGTTGTTGGTGAAACTAGTGTTACCCTTGTTGCAGTAGGGTTATTAGATGTAGAAAAACCAGATGTGCTTGTAGACGCTCTTACTGTCAAAGGAGTTGTAGCTCCCGCATCCCATGTAAATGTTTTACCATTTGCAATTGTTGCAACAAGAACTTGTCCAAAATTACTTAATGACCATAGTCCAGGTTCTAGTGTTACGTCTGTTGCAGAAGATGCTTCTCCCCAGGCACCTGTTCCCCAAGTATCTGTACCCCAACCATAACCATAAGATTGTGCTGCGGGACCAACTTGTTCGTAAGGTTTAACATCTATACTTCCACCTGTTACAACTGTTGCGGTTGCATTAGTTGATTGTGTAATTGTAAATACTGTTGCTGACGTAATACCTGTTACTTGAAATAATTTATCTTCAAAATCAGAATCAACATAACCAGTTCCTCCTGGTAAAGTTACATTATCTAATAGTACAATATCACCTGCAGATAAATTATGATTACCGGATGTAGTAACAGAACAAATTGCTGACCCAGATGTTGTTGCAATAGTTGCGGATGATAGTGTCGCTTTTAAAGGTGTAATGTCATAGAGTTGACCCTCAAAATAAATAAGTAAACATTTATCAGTACCAATCGCAACGTACCTATTACCGGATAAATCTACAAATGCAAACTCACGTCTTGCAACACCAACAATAGTATCTGTAATTAATGAAGACCAGCCACCAACTTTTTCTGGTAATAAATATCTAAATCTTACGTTATTACAATCTACCCAACGCTGTTCAGCGCCAACTGTTGTGTTTTGTTTGTCAATTCCCGGTAAGAATTGAAAATCAAGAAGAGCCATAATTTTTGCTCCTATATATTATCTTTATAGATCCAGCCCCTAGTTGCATTAACATATACTAATGTAAATGCAGAACCATTGGCACTAACTACTAGATCCGAAGCACTGCCTAAGATATTAGAACTGTTTCTACCAATCGTTAAGTTGTTAGATGCAAGGTTATTACCTGAGTCTATGAAATGTACTTCATTACCAATTGATGGAGATGCTGGTAAATTAATTGTAACTGGTGCACCAATACCACCTCCTGATGTATCGATTAAAACTTGATCACCATCAACAGTAGTGTAAGTAGCCGATGGTGTGTAGTATCCTTTAGTCTGTAGTTTACCTGTAATATTAGTTCCATCAGAATATAAAACTGTTGTTGATCCAATAGGTAAAGCAAGACCTGTTCCTGAAACTGTTTTAACTGTCAGTGTATAATTAGAAGCCGATCTAGTTGTAGCATCCTCTACAATAAATACTCTTTCTGCAGAGTCTGGCATAGTGACTGTTCTGTTCGCAGTTAATGTACCGGTTAATTTGTAGTATAGATTTTTACCATTTGCTGTAGCATGATTTGCTAAAGATAAAGCTACATCAGCAGATCCAACATCTAATGATAAATAACCTGATGCTGCTTGTTCTAGTATCTGTAAATTTGTATTTGTAATTGTACCCCAGGTACCTGATTTTTCACCTGTGGTAATTAATTCTAGTTTTAAGTCACTTGATGTGCTTGATGCCATATATTTCTCCTACGGATTGTTCGGGTCAATAGGTACCCAGGTACCCGTTGCTCCTGGAACTATCGGATTCCAGTTTATCACATCTACAGTGTTAGTTGCAAGTGCTAATTCTACACCTGTTGCAACTACTGTTTGACCTATTTTAACAACTACATCACCCGTTGCTAAATCAACTCTTTGTCCTGTAGGTAAAACAACTGATTTACCTATAATTTGAACATTACCTATAGCAAAATTTAATCTTTGTCCACTTACAGTTACAAATATACTAACTCCGCCTGGATCGGCAAAAGGTGAGTTTGCAAAAGGTGTTGCTCCAAATAACATTATGATCCTCTACTTGTTTGAATAGGTACCCAAGTTTGAGTAGCTCCTGGAACAATACCATCCCATTTTTTAATTAAAACTGATGATGTGCCTATATCAAACTCATTACCTGTTGGTAATACTGTTGCTTTTGCTACAATTGTAACTGTCCCTGTTGATAAATTTTGTCTATTAGTTGTAACGGTTACTGTAGCGTTTGCTTTGGTAGTTACATTACCAACTGTAATGTCAACTTTATTTCCTGTAACAGAAACATTTGCATCTGCAACAACTGTAACATCTCCTGTATCTGTATTAACTCTCGATCCAGTTGGAGATACATTTGCACCTGCGGTTGTTGAAACAGTTCCTGTAGATAAATTTACACCGCTTCCTGTAACAGAATATATAAATTTAAATGTAACAGAACCTGTTGTAAAGTTTGTTTGTGATCCAGTAGGTATAACATTTGCTGCTGCAGTTGTAGCAACTGTTCCTGTATTTAAATTAACTCTATTACCTGTAACTCCAACAACGTCAGCTACATTAACGGTACCTGTTGTAAAGTCTGCTTGACTTCCTGTTACATCAATTCCAGCTCCTGCTGTAACCGTAACTAGACCTGTAGATAAAGCTGTTGCAATACCTGATACACCAATAACATCGGCTACCTGAACATTACCAATACCAATATTAAATCTACTTCCTGTAGGGAGTATTAATGCATCACCAACGATAGCAACAGTTCCTGTTGATTCGTTAATTCTATTACCTGTTACAATAGCTAATGCATTAGGATTAAATCCTGGGTCTGCAAAAGGTGCTGATGCAAATGAAGT